ATAATAGCCATTACTGACTATTATACTCAGTTGTTGATGAAACCCATTCATGATGATATATTATCATTATTGAAGAAGTTTCCTTGCGACAGAACCTTTACACAAAATCCTTTTCATAACTGGAAGAACGATGGGGAGGCTTTTTATAGCCTTGATTTATCCTCTGCGACAGACAGGTTTCCTATTACCCTTCAAGAACGTCTTCTTGGCCATATTTATGATAAAGATATAGCTAAGAATTGGCGTTATTTACTTAGTAATAGGAAATTTGGGGTAGACATCCGTGATCTAACCATTAACCATAGCCAAGAGTGTATTGATGAAAACACTATTAGTTATAGTTGTGGCCAACCAATGGGTGCCTACTCCTCATGAGCAGTGTTTACTATTACCCACCATTTTATCATATATTTTTGTGCTAAATTAAATGGTATAAAAACCTTTAAAGATTACATCATTCTTGGTGACGATATCGTTATCAAGAACAGTAATGTCGCCAAAACATATATTGAAGTGATGGATGGGCTGGGGGTTGAAGTTAGCGTTAACAAAACACATGTATCTGATGATACATATGAATTTGCTAAACGTTGAATTCAACCATTCAGATCCGTTAAGGAGATAACTGGGATTCCCTTAAAGGGAATCATTCACAATTTTAAAAATCCACAAATTGTTTATACAATTTTGTACGATTATTTTAAAATTAAGAATAACCTTTATCTCGGAAAAGATTCTTTAGTAAAAATGATAAGTCACCTATATAAATCTATCTATATTCTAGAATATAAAAAAGGAAAAACACCTAAAAAGAGGTGGCTCTCCTTTAGTAAATCTGCTTATAGACAGGTTATAGCCTTAGAGATGGCTCTAGACACTACATTTGGTTTTATAACTTATGATAAATTTAGAAAATTTTGAATAAGTATAACTCCATTTGATGGTGCTAGTGTTCCTACTAATTTAAGGATAGGCCTCTTGGTTCTCAAGAGGATCCTTATGGTAGGAGTTGCCAAATCTGTTATTACCGCTGATAAAGAATTTATAAAAGATCCTGTTTCTATATGATATAGATTTTTGGATTTCTATAATATTCGGTATCATGTAATGCACCCCCAAATTCTCGGAGTCTTTAATAATCTGACTCAAAAGTTGCATAGTCTAGAAAAGTTTAGATGCCAACGTGGTGTGTGTTTACACAACATCTCGAAGGATCTATCTTTACTCGACTATAAAAACATTTATAACAAGGATAAGATAAAACTTATGCCTTTATTAAAAATGGGTCAACTCATGAGAAAGTCATTTGAATTACTTCCTATTACTGTCGATTTTGATCAATTTGATTCAAAATTTCCAGAGAGAGCAATTTTCTTCATTTTTCATTCAATGTTTGATGAATCACTTAGAAAATTTGCTTTCTTTATAGTGAAGGAATTTCCTTGACTCAAGGAATTAAAAGCTCTTGTTAAACTTCGGAAACCTGATAAATCACTTTATAAGAATTATCTTATGAAAGATGGTTTAATGGAGTACCGTCGTTATCAATTAGCTATTAATAAGTGGGTGAAAACAGCATGGAACTCTAAAGTCTTAGGTGGAATACCCTGATTCGAAGAAAAGTCCAAATCAAGGTAACCCCTCCTTATCAAAAG